AGTAAAGGAGCAACCCTACGAGGAATTTGTCTCTTTTCACTTTCCTACTATGTCAATAGAAAAAAGTACTTGTTTATACAAGTAAGTAGAGTTAACTTAGTAAGCTATAAAGAGTCGGTATAAGACTGGCTCTTTACAGATTAAAATAGAAGACAAAGAACCCTAACTATAAGGAGTAATTAATGGCATTGAAAAAAGTCAGAAGGAAAGCTATCTCTCAGAATCCTAAAGTGATGCTATTATATGGAGCACCAAAAGTAGGTAAAACTACTGCTTTAAGTCAATTAGATAATTGTTTAATAATTGATACAGAAGGTGGAGCTAATATGATAGAAGGATACATAGAGCAAGCTAATAATAGAGAAGAACTCATAAATATACTAAAAGAAGCTAAAGAAGGTCATGACTATAAGTATGTAGCAATAGATACTATAGATAAGATAGCAGATTGGGCTGAAAAGACCGTTTGTCAAGAAGAACAAGTAACGGCAATAGCTGACTTGGCATTTGGCAAAGGTTTTGGTTTAGTGCGAGAGAAAGTACTAAACACAGTAAGTGTATTTAAAGAGATATTTCCTCATGTAATAATCATCGGACATAGGAAATGGGCGAGAGCCGTTGTAGATAGTAAAGCTATAGTTGAGCCAGAAAGCCTTGATTTAACAGGAAAGTTAAAGAATATGCTAATGGCTGATTCAGATGCTATAGGTTACGTCTATAGAGATGATGAAAAAGGCGATTTAATGGTATCATTTAAAGCAAATGATGCATTAGAAGCTGGTAGTAGAAGTCCTCACTTGAGAGGCAAAGAAATGAAACTGGATTGGAAAAAAATATACAAGGAGACTAAGTAATGGCGATATTCAGACCCGAAGGAATAGACATAACTAATGTAGGTAATAAGTTCACAGGAATATGCAAGTTTGCAATAATAGGATTCGAAGATAAATCAGCAATGTTTGATTGGGCTGACTTATATATAGAAGCTGAAGTTAAGCAAGAGCATAGTGATTATAGTAGAAAGTTACAGATAAAAGGTTCTTTTGAAAAAGACTCTGCAGGTAATATAACAGGTGGTAGCGTTCTTAAAAGACTATATACATTCTTTGATGCTATACAATGTAAAGCAGGAATCAATGTAGCTGGTGAGTGGGAAGATGAAAATGGAGTAACTATTGATAACATAGTTGAATTTCTAAACAAAGGTGCTGCTGATGGTGGTACTATTGAAGATGTCAAACGTTATCCATACATAGCTTATTTCTACAAAGAACAGCCTAAAAAGCCAGGTGCTAAGTCTTACACTACGGTATGGCCTAAAGTTTACGTTCATAGTGAAATGAATGAAGCTAAGCTTAAAAAGGACATAGATTGGTTAAAAGGTAAAGGTTATCTTAAAGAACTAACTGATGAAGTTGCTAATGCTCCAGCAATGTCAGGAGATGGTTTATCTAATCTATGAACTATGTCGAAATAGCTAAAGGAACACCTTTTAACAGAGGTATTATCATTCCTGTAAACAAACTATCTGCTTATATAGGTGAAGAGCCTTTATACAGAAGTGTTTATCTATATGATGAAACGGGTCTTGAATATGTAAACGAAAATGGAAGTTTAAAAGACTTCTTTGGCGTTAGATACATAGATAAGATTCCTATTGATATAGATAAGCAAGATAGGAGTGATGAAAGGACTTTAGATATTTTGAGAGGAACTATCATAGAGCTGGAGGATGCAGATATTGGTTGTGGGAGCTTCCAATCTTATTTCTCTGGCTCTGGATACCACCTCATTCTTTCAGGAGCGTTGTTCAACTTCAAACCAGGTAATGACTTGCCATATATAGTCAAGCAAACTGTAAAGAAAATGATTCCAGATATAGATAGTAGTATTTATATGAGGACAGGAATTTACAGATTGCAACATACACCCAATCAAAAGACTGGATTGTATAAAATACCACTCACTCGCAACGAAGTTATGAATAGCACTCCTGAGGAAATCTTTGAACTAGCTAAAACACCTAGACTTGACTTTAAATATCATACGCTAGAAGGTAATGGAGAGTTCGAAGACAACATAATAGAAGATGTTCCTGATGTAAGAGTCCTAAATAAAATATCAGAACCGACTAAAATAATACCTTGTGTTCAGTCTATGCTTAATAAAGGAGCAACAGAAGGCAGTAGACATATCACAGCAATGAGAATAGTTAGTCACTTTAAAAGACATGGAATACCTAGTCACTATGCTAAAGTAATGATGCTTCATTGGAATGCTAAGAGTATGCCAGAGCAAGCAATAATAGAGATGGTAGAGAATGTTTATAATAGAAACTATAAGTATGGATGTCAGGATAGCGTCATGCTTAAACATTGCAAAACACAATGCGTACACTTCGCAAGGAAAGACTACTTAGTAGATATTAAGTCAGCAGCAACGATGCAAGATGAATTAGCTGAGCGTTTAACCACTGATTTTAATGGTAAAACAATCAACTTAAGTAGAGCATTAGGGTTAGATGTTGAATCAACTATATATCCAGGTGAACTGGTTACTATATTTGGACCAACAGGCTCTAATAAGACTACTTTTGCTCAAAATCTAGCACTTGGTGTAGACTTTGTTAATGATAAAATAGAAAAGGATTGGCAAATACCCACTCTCTTTCTATCTTTAGAATTGTCTTCTTGGTATATGCATAGAAGGCATCTACAAATAGTCTCAGGCGAATCAAAGCAAGAGGTAAACGATAACTACGAACGATTATATAAAACGCATAAAGATGAGTTGGAGCACATTATGGTGCAAACTGTATCACCTACATTAGATAATATATATGAAAAAGTTAGAGAATTACAGCCTCAATTGGTAATTGTAGATTATATTGATTTAGTAGACACTCCTGTTAGTTACAGAGGAGAATACGAAAAGATTAAATATATATCTCATGGACTATCTAATATGGCTGTAAACAATGACTTGATTGTAATACAAATATCTCAAGTAAGTAGGGAATATAGTCGTAACGAAGTGTTAGACTTGTACGCAGGTAAAGGTTCTGGTGCTATTGAGAATGCCTCAAGAAAGGTAATTGGCCTAAATGGTCAACCTAAGTCTCCAAAGAGACAAGTAAGGCTATTCAAAAATACAGACGGAGAACTATTTGATTCTGCAGTAGAGTGGACACCTTCATTTAGATTAAGGAGAATAGATGCGTTCAATGATTAATATAATGACTGTAGATGATGCAACGGTAGTCAAAGTTCTTTGGCTATTTAAAATAGGGTTTATACACCCACTCGATGCTCCTGGTAAAGTAAGAGGTATTATACTAGGGTTCTGGAGATTCGAAATTCAATTAATATTAGGATTTTGGAATAAATCGTATGATAAAGGAGTTAAATATCATGCGTAAAAATGATACTATTGGTAAGCCTAAAAGGGGACGCAAGTCCCCTAAAGGTATAACAATATGGGAAGATAGATTCAGTAAAAAGCTAAAAAGACATCATAAGCATTTTGCTAAGAAAGTATTCCATAGGCTGATGAAGAAATCATCTACTCTTAGGACTACATTAAAGAGAAGGAGTAAAGAGTATGAAGTTGAATTTGAAATCTCACTTATGGAAGTTAGAGAAATGTTACATAAGACATACGGAAAGAAGTGTAGATATTGCAATTCGATTCTTCTTGTTAACAATATGGCTTGTGACCATATACACCCTCTTAGCTTGGGTGGTAATTCAACTCCTGGGAATCTACAAATGATTTGTATGAGATGTAATACAAGAAAGGGCCCACTAACAGATAAAGACTTTAGTAAGCTGTTAAGATGGCTATCACATCAGAGAATAGACTTGTCTAAATATGTATTAAGGAAATTAGCAAGTAGAGATTTTTAAGAAAGGAGGAGTTATGGAATATGTAAGTAGAAAATCAATGATAATAAGAGATTCAGGTAGGAGTAGTGATTTTATAACTCCTAGTTTTGGATATGGTTGTCTGTATAAGTGTAATTATTGCTATATGCGTAGAAATAATAAAAAAGGATTGACTATAGCATCAAATACTAACGAGATACTTGATAACATAGCAAGACACCTATGGCTATTAAAATGGCCTAAAACACCCAATCAAACGCATAATAATTACTATACATATGATTTTAGCTGTAATGAAGACTATGTATTGCATTTAAAATATCACGATTGGGAACTAATGTTTGATTACTTTAAAGCAGAGCCTAAAGCAATGGGAACAGCTGCAACTAAGTATGTTAACAAAGATTTGTTAAAATATAATGCTGATAGAAAAATAAGGATTAGATTTAGTATAATGCCTCAAGTTTTATCAGATAAATTAGAGCCTGGTACATCTAAAATTGTAGATAGAATCAAAGCAGTAAATGATTTTTATCAAGCAGGATATGACGTACACTTAAATTATTCACCTATAATTATGTATGATAATTTTACAAAAGATTATGGAGAATTGTTTAAATTAGTAGACTCAATAGTAGACAAATCAATTCAAAAAGAAGTAAAAGCTGAGTGTATATTCTTAACACACAATAAAAAGATGCATGATTACAATATGCTTGATAACACAGAAGGTGAAAAGTATTTATGGACACCAGAATTTCAAGAGAATAAGATTTCTCAATATGGTGGTAATAACATTAGATACAATAGATTTCACAAAAAGAAGTATATCAAAGCATTTGAATCTATGCATCAAGATAGTATTGGTTGGCAAGAAATACGGTATATATTTTAACATTAGGGACAAACGACACGCTAGCGGTGAGCAGCTAGACTAATAGATAAAACTGTTAGTAGTTTAGAAATTATGGTAGTCGGATACCATGTAATGTCAAATACTAGTTTGTCCCTATAAATTAAGGAGAATTATGAAAGATAAATGGGAATATGTAGAAACAGAAGATTTATGGGAAGATGGAGAGTTAAGTAGAGCTCAAGTAGATAGAAAGATACTAAGAGGAGTATTGATAACAGGTGAATTCAGACTAATAAGGAGAACTAAATGAATAGAACTAAAAAACAAACTTGGAGTAAGCCTAAGTGTAGCTTTGTGAAAATGGGGAACAAGGTTCTTCAATTAAAAGGGAAAAAAAGAGACGATACAGAGAGAAAGAAGATACTAGAAGATAGAAAAAAGCGTGAAGCAGAATGGAGGAAATGGTAATGGGTAGACCAAGAAAAATAAGGTATCCTATGTGGTTAAAGATATATAGGAAAATAGGCTTCTCAGTAGGACATTTGGCAAATAAATATAAAGTATCTAAAAGAACTATATGGAGATATTTAAAGTGATAAATACAGAAAGTAAATTAACAGAATATCAACAACTTAGATACAATAAAGACAATAAGTTTGACATTGATTTAAAGTTTGGAGAACATTTCGAAAAAAGTTTAGCTAAAATACTTACTATGGGTAAGATTGAAGTAAAGACTGAAAGAGATATGTGGAAAAGAACTGGGAATATAGCTATAGAACTTTCGTCTAGAGGTAAGCTAAGTGGGCTTAATACTACTAAAGCAGAATGGTGGGCCCAACTGCTAACTATAAAGGGAGAAATAAAAGCTGTAATGTTATTCCCTGTAAAGAGATTAAAAGAAATAGTCAAAGACTCTATCCATAATGGAAAAGGTAGAATGACTATGGGTGGAGATGATGACCTTCAAGAGATAGCATTAGTTCCTTTAGAGGATTTGACTAATGGTATTTAAAAGA